TGAATGCTATCTCAGCGTCTGTGCTATTAAGCCAGGAGTAGAACTCTTCCGAGGTCTTCACTCCAGGCAGTTGCGCTTTTCTGATTTCGGCGTCAAATTTTGCTTTTTTATTCGCCGCATGAATACCTGGATTCATATCCAGGACATTTTGTTGTGTTGCTTGTTTTAATGCGTTTTCTGTTTGTAGTAAGTTTCCTTGCGTTATTTTTAATGATGTATCTTGCCCGATATTTTGTATTTGTGCTTTTAATAGTTGTCTTCCGGTTGATGCTTTCGCTATGTTCATTCCGCCTTCTGCGCCTTTGACGGCTGCGCCGCCCACGCTCCCCATTGTCGCCATAGCTCCCGCGGGGGTCGATGCGTCGTATTGTCCAGCAAGTATTGGGTTGATCCCGGCCAGCTTGAGGTCAGCCATTCGACGTTGCACGGCTGTGTTCGACATTCTTTCTTGGAATCCACGGTTTTCCCTCGCTATTCGCTCGTTTGCTTCATTCGCGTCGCGTTGCCCCCTGGCGGAAAATATTCCGCCGATTATGGGGGCTGCGCCTCCTATAAGGCGCCCTATGCTCCTTAAAAGAGGCATTAGAAGCGGTCTATATTGCCGGGTGTGCCGTAAAGAGGCAGTGGCCGTCCGGCTTTCACTTGGTGGTAGAAGTCCGCGAAGAATTGCGGTTGTGATGGTACGGCGATCGCTCTGTCGAGCGGTACGCCGGTGTTTGCTGTTATAAAAGTCGCCCCCAAAGTTGGGAGCGTTGCGAAGTCCTCAGAGAGGTGCCACGACGCTAGGGTGCTGGCCGCGTCGGGTCGCATAAGGGATGTCAGCATTGAATTTTGAAAACGGTACTCGTCGTATCGGCCCTGGTATCCGAATACCAATTGGTCATTTGCGCTACCGTCTGACCAAATTTCTTTGTTCAGAACGGACTGCTCGCCGATGCCGGCGAGTACCGGGTAAAAGAAATCATAACGTGTAGATTTTGACCAGTATCGGTCCAGTCCTTGAGAATAAGTGATGTCGCCACGGACGTTTCCGAGGATGATTACTACTCCGTGTTCGACGAAGGATTTTGTCCATGAATGTGTGCCGCTAACACTTCCGTTCGCGGCCAGGTTTCCGACTTTGTCGTTTTCCGTAGGTGTTGTTTGCGCATCGAGTTGTGCGACAGGAGACAGAGATACCACTGACGATCCGCCGCCGAGGAACTCGGCTCGTTGAAGCCGGAAATCAGGCGATGTAACTCGCCAGTGAGCTTTGAGTGCTTCCACATATCGCGTTCCCGAACGGGCATCCCGTTCTAATAATTTTTGTGTTGCAAACGATAGGCGCAGATCATTAATCGTTGCATTTGTCGCCATGCTTAAGTCGGCGGTCATAAACTCGGTTGTCCCGAGTGCTGTTGCACTGAGGTCCGCCGTTGCCGCATTTGCGTCGATCTTCCTGTATGCAGAGTTGACGCTGGACCATAGCCCGACTTCCGCGCCTGTTGCGCCTGTCATTTGTACACGAGCATCCCCTTGCAAAGGAAGAGAGACGGCCGTAGACCCCTTTTGGGGCCACGGCAGACAGCTCGTAAAATAGTCGTGGCGTTTTCCGCGTTTGAGTGGCGGGTCTGTCCAGCCAGAATTTGCGTTATTATCGGCACCGTCATTGACGTTGAAGTCCAGTGAGTCTTGGAGGTTTTCATCTCGAAACCATTCGTTCCAGATTTTACGCATGGCCCGGAACGGAAGTGCTGAGACGTCTGTAGTATTGGCGATATTGATGTTGAGAGGTAGTCCAAAGTAGTCTCCTAGGTCACCAACGGTCAGGGTGCCTGTGGTACCAAGTACCGGAATAGTATAGTCGATGGAGTCCCCCGGATCCGTCTGGGCGCCATGGAATTTTTCGAAGTTGTTCCATATGGTCCTGTACGGCACGAAGAAGGCGAAAGTTTCGAACCGCAGATTATCGAGAATCGGCCTGAGCATTGTGTTTAGCCGAAGAAAGAAAGACGTTCTCCATGAGAATGTATCTCCTGGGATGATATCGATCGGTTTGCAGATCGGATAAAGGTAGTCAGCGTCGATCACTGTTTTGTGAGAGTGCGACAGATTAAAGGAAGACCGCGGAACTTCCGCGGTCGGGACTTGTGAGAATTTATGTTGAGAGCGCATCTCTTTCCTCTGCGAGTTCTGGCGATCGGTTGCCGTTTGCTAAAGATATTGTTTCAATTCCGGTGGCCAGGCATTCGTTTGCCTCGTTATTCACTTCGCCGTTAATATCGTCGAAGTTGGCCAACCGGAAAAGTGAGTAATCTTCGGGGTGTTGTCCGCATGGATGTTTTCTGTCCATGCAGATGTTTTGGAATTCCCGCATGATTTCGCCGTCAGTCCGGGCGAACATTGGCCGTTGGTACACGCCTGAAGCCGTGTCGAAGATCGCATAGATTTGCGTCTTCATTTTTCCATCCTAAAGGTCGCGCGTTTTAACGCGCGCCTGAGCGCATCGATATTTTGCTTCGAGGCGTTGTGGAGTAAAGTCTTGTCGATGTTTACTGATGTAGATTTGTCTGAATTTTCTGACAGTCGCAAGGGTAGTTGGATCGGCGGATTCCAGTATATTTTGGTAGTACCGTGGTACTCCCCGTATAACTCCCTTTCCAGGTACGGAGACTTCGTCCGACGGAAAGATTTCGTCTTTATATTTTTCATAGAATCTTGCTCCTAGGCCGCAAGGTTTTTCGCGGCCGGTTGACATGCGTATATATTCTGGCAGCAGCCAGTGCGCATTTCCATATTCGTCGCAACGAAGATAGTGCTCTTCTGCTTTTTTGCCGGTGATTTTTTTAAGTGAGTATTTCGCGGTATACGCGGCGGTTTCAAAGTTAAGTTCTTGAACCGTTGAGAATCCGAAAGGCCAGAGTTTTTCGAGGCTTTTAGATGTATAAGTATAAAAGCCTTCATCATCTTTGAACATTCGTCGGTCATGAAAGGCATGATTGAAGATGCAGAGATGATAATGAGGTCGTTGGTTTTCGTCGCCATATTCTCCGCAATAGAAATAGCGGATTTTATGGCTGACGGATTTACGCAATCGTCGTATAAATTTTGAAACGTCGATTGGTCGTAGTGAGTAATTAGAGGGGATATATTCCCCTCTTTTAAGTTGCCCTGAGGTGCATTCTGAGGGGTCTCGGTAGGTGAGGGTAACAAAGGCATTACCGTTTGTATCCATGTGCATAACGGATTCGTGCACGATCCTGATGGCCCACATAAGGCTATGATCAAGGCGGCAACCAAGGCACTGACCGCAAGCCACTTGAAGTGTTTGCGCCGTGCCTGCTTTTTTGAAAGTGAGTCCGCCATTAATGTAATCCTTGTAGCCTTTTAAAGGCTTATAACAAGGCATTACAGGCGATAGCCGCCTCGATTGGTGGTTTGATTGTTTTTTGGGTGTGTTCCGGTGAAACGTGAAAAGTTTCGCCGGGATTTGCGGTTGCTTATTTTTCTACGTCGCATAATAGCTCCGTGTCATGGGATCGTTTCCGTGAGTCGATGCGTTTTCAACCCAATGATACGTTGTATCTTTTTTTTTGTCAAGGCTTTGCCTTTCCTAGTCGGGGCTCTGCCCCGAACCCCGCCCCTGCCGGGGAGCTGTGAGGCCTACGGCCTCGTTATTCGCTTATGCCCGGAGACTGCGCTTGGCTACGCTGCGCTCGCTTTGGCTTCGTTTCCGGGCTTGAGCTCATTTACTCGCTTCGCTCGTTGTGTCGCACTGGGACCAGTGCGCCAGTTCCCTATCAAGTAGATTGGGAACTTGAAACGCCCCGTATGGGGCGTTTCTTATTATTCGAGCTGATCGCTCGATTGTGCATCGTTATTACGATGCTGGAGGGGGCTCCGCCCCCTCTTTTATTGTTTCTGTTTTTCTAGGCGTTTCGACCGGCTCCGCCGGTTCGGTTTTCCCGGTTAAGTCAATATTTTGCCTTCCGGGTTGTGCCAGCCCTGGTAATTTAGTCTCTAACTCGCCTTTGTTTACCTCGTCGTTAACAAATTCGAAGAAGTCTGCTGGCGATTGGTTGAACTCTCTACGGAGTTCTGATGGAAGGGCGTCGAATATTTCGCGCCCTTTTGTCAGTTTTGATATATTCTCGAGAAAATCGTAATCGGCGAAGTCGCCGTATCGAGGTTCGAATTTTTCGAGGTGTGTTAGTGTCCCGGACCTCTGGGCCCGGGATAGCATTTTCACGATGTCCGTTTCATCTTTGAATGCCTGTTTTGTCCGACCGTCGCCATAGGTCGGTTGTATGAGGCGTCCGTCCTCATAATGTATTCCGCATGTTTGTATGCTCATTGAAAGCCGCCTCGTTTGCTAGCTAAGTAGAATCTAAAGACTTGCAGCATCATTGGCCCAAATTTACTTGCGGCCTTGAATGCTATCTCAGCGTCTGTGCTATTAAGCCAGGAGTAGAACTCTTCCGAGGTCTTCACTCCAGGCAGTTGCGCTTTTCTGATTTCGGCGTCAAATTTTGCTTTTTTATTCGCCGCATGAATACCTGGATTCATATCCAGGA